GCTGGTCCTCAGATCAATCTTGATCGTGTCTCTCATATGATTACAAATCTTCAAAGAGATGGTAATAACTATATTGGTAAAGCTAAATTAACTGATACACCAATGGGTAATATTGCCAAGGGTTTATTAAAGTCTGGTGCTAATCTAGGTGTATCTTCTCGTGGTATGGGCACATTAAAGCCAAATAAGCAAAATATCATGGAAGTACAGAATGATTTTAGATTAGCAACTGCAGCTGATATTGTTGCTGATCCATCTGCACCAGATGCCTTTGTAAAAGGTGTAATGGAAAATGTTGATTGGGTTTATGATGCATCAGCAGATACTTGGTATCAACAAAGATTACATGAGACACGTAAGTCACTCAAGAGAATGACTATGGACGAAATCGAGCAAAGTAAATTAGGCATCTTTGAGAGCTTTATCCAAAAGCTATCTTCAAGAAATAATAAATTATAAATATAATTAAACTTTTGGTAAAGGAGACTTTAATGTCTGAGAAAGAACAAGATATTAATATTGAAGAGCATATGGAGGAGGTTACTGAATCCGCTGCTTCTGATACACTAAAACCTGGCTCACGTTCAGTTGCTGATCCAAAATCAAAGATTGAAACAATTACAGCTGTAATTGGTGCTATGCATTCCATGCGTAAGGATGACCTTACAAAATGGTATACACAAGCAATGGATCTAATTGGTAAAGAAGCCGATTCACTACCATCTGGTGCTAATGCCGACGCAAATGCTTCAACAATTGACACCAAGCTAGGCAAGGGTCCAAAGACTCGTGACCCAATGCCAAAGATCTCTGTCAAAGAAGATGTTGAAGAAATGTTTGAAGGTCAAGATCTTTCCGAAGAATTCAAGGATAAAGCTACAACTCTATTTGAAGCCGCTGTAAATGCTCGTATTACTCTTGAAATGACTAAACTAGAAGAGCAATATGAAGAACAACTTACAGAAGAAGTAGCAGAGATTACAGAAGCTCTAGAAGCAAAACTAGACACTTATCTGGATTATGTTACTGAAAACTGGATGAAAGAAAATGAAGTAGCTATTACATCTACTCTTCGTAATGAAATTACTGAAGAATTCATTGATGGTCTACGTGGACTATTTGCTGAACATTACATTGAAGTTCCAGAAGATAAAGTTGATGTTCTTGAAGAACTAGCTGCTAAAGTAGAAGCATTAGAAACAAAGCTTGATGAATCTATTACTGAAAATGTTCAATTAAAAGAAGCTCTACTTGATTCTGAAAAAACAGAAACACTTAGAGAAATGGCAGAAGATTTGACTCTCAATGAGTCTGAAAAGTTCGCTGCTCTCGCCGAGGGCATCGAGTTTGACGGTGATCTAGATACTTATAGAAAGAAACTAGCATACGTCAAAGAGTCTTACTTCAACAAGAAGACTAATAAAAGTGTCTCAAATATCGAAGAAGAGACTTTCGAAGCACCCGAGAGCGATAGAGTCGTCTCTGCGGATCCAGAAATCAACAGATACGCTCAGGCGATTGCAAGAACAATCAAGCGTTAAGTTTTTATAAATAATACAACCTAACTATAGAAAGGGAACATTAATGTACCTACAAGAAGAAATCCAACGTAAATGGGCTCCAATTCTGGAGCACCAAGACCTTCCAGCCATTAAAGATGCTCATCGTCGTTCAGTAACAGCCGTTGTGCTTGAAAATACTGCTCGTGCAATGCGTGAAGCTTCTGCTCATGGTCAATATCAAACCATGCTAAATGAAGCCATGACTTCATCACTACCAGTCAATGCTATGGCTGGTTCTAGCTCTGATGCAACAACTGGCGCTATTGACACTTTCGACCCAGTGCTAATCTCACTAGTTCGTCGTGCAATGCCAAACCTCATTGCTTATGATATCTGCGGCACACAGCCAATGACTGGTCCAACAGGACTTATCTTTGCTATGCGCTCACGTTATAGCAACCAAGCTGGTACTGAAACTTTCTACAACGAAGTAAATACTCAGTTTGCTTCTGTTACATCTGGCGCTAACACATTCGGTCAGAAGCATGTTGGTACAATCCCAGGTGCAACAAATACCACACCAATGACTGCCGTAAATACCTATAACACAGGTTCTGGTATGTCAACAGCCCAAGCCGAAGCTCTTGGTACTGACGGTAATTCTGCATTTGCTCAAATGGCTTTCTCAATTGAGAAGGTAACCGTTACTGCTAAGTCACGTGCCCTCAAGGCTGAATACACCATGGAACTAGCCCAAGACCTTAAGGCTATTCATGGTCTAGACGCTGAAACTGAACTTGCTAACATCCTCTCTGCTGAAATCCTTGCTGAAATCAACCGTGAAGTTGTTCGCACAATTAACGTAACTGCCGTTGCTGGTGCTCAAGAAAATACCACAACTGCTGGCGTATTCGACCTTGATACTGACTCAAGCGGCCGTTGGTCTGTTGAAAAGTTCAAGGGTCTTATGTTCCAACTAGAACGTGAAGCAAATCAAATTGCCAAGCAAACCCGCCGTGGTAAGGGTAACATCGTAATCTGCTCTTCTGATGTTGCTTCTGCTCTACAAATGGCTGGTGTACTTGACTATGCTCCTGCTCTTAACTCAAATAACCTACAAGTAGATGACACAGGTAATACTTTTGCTGGTGTTCTCAATGGTCGTCTAAAGGTTTATATTGATCCATATGCTATCGGTGGTAACTATCTCACCGTTGGTTATAAGGGTTCTTCTGCATTTGATGCCGGTCTATTCTACTGCCCATATGTACCACTACAAATGGTCCGTGCAGTTGACCAAGATAGCTTCCAACCAAAAATTGGGTTTAAGACTCGATATGGTATGGTTGCAAATCCATTTGCCGAAGGTGCAACTGCAGGTTCTGGTGCACTAACTTTCAATACAAACGTTTATTATAGAAGAGTGGTTGTAACTAATCTTCTCTAAGGTATTGCTTTTTAAAAAGTAATATCATTTGACTAAAAAACCCTGGAGGGAAACTTCCAGGGTTTTTTTCTTATATAAGATAAATAGCATAGTTATTTCATATCAGTGAGTGTCCAATGAGTACTCAAACTATGCCTAATATGCTTTCTCCTCTTAATTTTAAATTTACACTAAAGAGAGCACCAAATCTAAATTTCTTTGTTCAAAGAATAAACATACCAGGTGTTGCTTTACCTAAAGTTGATACACCAAATCCTCTAATAAAAATACCCCTATCAGGTGATCATCTTGAATATGATGAATTAGATGTTACATTTAAGGTAGATGAAAATTTACAGAATTATCTTGAAGTACATAATTGGGTTAGAGCACTAGGTAAACCATCATTTCAGGAATATGCAACATTAGCTAATAAAGCAGTATATACTGGCGAGGGTTTAAAGTCAGATATAGTAGTTACTGTATTAACTAGTCAAAAAAATTCTAACTATGAATTTATTTTTAAAGACGCATTTCCTATATCCATTTCATCTATAAGTTTTCAAAGTACTGATGAATCAGTTAATTACATTGAAGCATCTGCCAGATTTGTATACACCATCTTTGATATTGTGAAAGTTACATGAGTGAGAGTGGTGGCGGACCTATAGTTTATATCTATGAATTAGAAATTGCACAGACGCCAGTTAATGTGCCATATATTGATGGTGATAATAGACCTACAGATGACACTGGTAATACTGTATTATACTCAGTATATGCAAGTACATCATTTACAATAGATTTACAATTTACACTTTATCAAATTGATGAAGCTAATCCATTAAGTAAAACTGCAGTACCTATTGGTGAACTTGATTATCAACTTACTGGCGGTTATAATGGTATAACATTTACTCTTCTAGATTCATTACCCATAGAAAACCCTAGAGTTAGAGTAAGTGGTTCAATATCTGGTGGATCAATAAACATAGCAGAAAATTATAGATTTGTATTAGATCAAGAAACTTATCCTCAAGTTATTACAACACCACAACAGGTACCAAATGATTTTTTGGCAATAGTTCAATGGTATCCACCATTTATACCTATTGGTTATTTTCTTATAAGTCCAAATCAAAGTACTGGTGGGTATATATTTACAGCAAAATCAACTACAAATCCTAGTCAAAATAATGATACTGTAACTATGACTCAACATGTTTATTGGAATTATAATCCATCAATAGTCGCATTTAAACAATTGGTATCACAAGGAATAGTATAATGCCTGCAGCAGCTAGAGCAGATGGTAATGATATAGTGTTTTCAAAAACAGGTTTAGGTAAAGATTGTAAATTTCCTAATCCTAATGTTGTTACAGGTCCTGGTTCAGGCGAAGTTTATATTAATAAATTTAAAGCTGTTGCGCAGGGTGATCAAGTAGGTTCGCATGCATTTTCTGGGTGCGGTCCTGATAACTCAACTCTCACAACATTTTCATCCACTGTATTCATTGGTGGAAAGGGTGTTGGTCGTATAGGTGATGAATATGGCACTGATAATATTATAACTAGAGGTTCTTCAAATGTTTTTATTGGTGGTTGACAATTAACATAAGTTATGATACTATATAATATCATTATAATTATGGATATTGAATATGAATTTTGAATCTTTGTTCTCTGAATGGGAAAAAGATGCTGATATAGATAAGACAGACTTAGCTAATGAAGCTCTTAAGATCCCAAAGTTACATCACAAATATTATCGACTATTGGTCACAGAAAAATCAAGATTAAAAAAATTAGAATCTGAATATAAAAAACTTAGATTAGAAAAAACAGAGTTCTTTACACAAGGTCATGATGATGAAACAAGAGCCAAAGGTTGGAAATTACCAGCTAAAGGTATCATTATCAAATCAGATATTCCGATGTACTTGGATGCAGATCAAGATTTAATTGATATATCATTACAAATTGGCATTCAACAAGAAAAAGTTGAATTTCTAGATTCAATTATCAAGACACTCAATAATCGTGGATATATTATTAAAACCGCTGTAGAATTTATACGATTTACCATGGGTGGCTAATGGATAAGATTATAGTTAAAAAAGTTAATGAAGTCTACAATAAAATAGACTGTGAACCAGGAATTGCTATGGAATTGGCTCAGGAATTTACCTTTGAAGTTCCAGGTGCTAAATTTATGCCTACAGTTAGAAATAAAGTTTGGGATGGAAAAATACGTCTTCTTAACCCATTGACATGTTTACTCTATGCTGGTTTAAATGATTATGTAGAAAAATTTTGTCAATCTAGAAATTATGAATATGAGACTGAAGGATTAGAAAATGATGAAGAATTTTCTATTCATGAAGCCAAAAAACTAATTGAAAAGATGGCTATCACAAAAGAACCTAGAGATTATCAGATTGATGCTTATGTACATGCTGTAAGGAAAAGAAGAGCATTATTATTATCTCCTACTGCATCTGGTAAATCACTTATCATCTATATGTTAACCAGACATTATGCTACTAATACTCTTATTATTGTACCAACTACATCACTAGTTCATCAAATGGCTTCTGATTTTGTTGATTATGGTTTAAAGGGTGATATCATTCATAAGATTATGGGTGGTATTGAAAAAGAAACTAATAAACCTATTGTAATCTCAACTTGGCAGTCTTTATATAAACTACCTAAAACGTGGTTTGATAAATTTAATCTTGTCATAGGAGATGAATCACATCTATTCAAAAGTAAAAGTCTGACTACTATTATGACAAATTTGTCTTCTTGTCAACATCGTTTTGGATTTACTGGTACTTTGGATGGCACACAAACAAATAAGATGGTTTTAGAAGGTTTATTTGGTCCTGTTAGAAAAGTTACAACCACTTCAGAACTTATGAAGAAAGGCACTGTTGCTGAATTAAAGATTAAAGCACTAGTACTAAAATATTCAGATGATCTTAGAAAAGAAGTCTCTAAGATGGATTATCAAGGTGAATTAGACTTCATTGTTACTAATCAAGCCAGAAATAAATTTATTAAAAATCTAGTTTTATCATTAACTGGTAATACTATTGTATTCTTCAACTTTGTTGAGAAACATGGTAAAGTCATGCATGAGATGTTGAAACAAGAAGTAGGAACAAGACCACTATTCTTTATATCTGGTGATGTATCGGCAGATGAACGTGAAGCAATCCGTCATGCTGTTGAATCATCTACTGATTGTATTATATTAGCTAGTTCAGGTACTACATCAACAGGTACTAATATTATTAATCTACAAAATATTATATTCACAAGTCCTTCCAAGTCTCGTATCCGTAATCTTCAATCAATTGGTAGAGGACTTCGTAAGTCTGAAGACAAAGTCTCGGCTACTTTATATGATATTGCAGATGACCTTAGTTGGAAATCCAAAAAGAATCATACAATTCTTCATTTCCTTGAACGTATCAAGATATACTCTAGTGAATCATTCAATTACAAGATATATCCAATAGACTTAAAGTAACCTATACCATTCCTTTTTCCTCAATCCTGATTATATACACTTTTTTATGGATGTCAATAGATGAAAACTACAACAAAAAAACATTATGTGAATAATAAAGATTTTATTGTGGCACTTAATGAATATAAAGAAAAACTAAAAACAAATCCTGAAGCAAAGATTCCAGATTATATTGGTGTCTGTATCCATGCAATTTGTACTAAAATGGCAACCCGACCAAATTTTTCTGGTTATTCATTTCGTGAGGAAATGGTTGGTGACGCAATTGAAAACTGTCTGGAAGCTGTAAATAAATTTGATCAAGAAAAATCTATGGAAAGATCTAGATCAGGTGCTGTTAATGCATTTGGTTATTTTTCTTGGATTGCCTGGAATGCATTTATTCGTAGAATTGGTAAAGAAAAAAAACAAACCTATATCAAACATAAGAATATGCAACATTTAAATATTTTTGAAGATGATATTCATGACTCAGGTAATCATGTATCAGATCAAATCATTACCGATTATGAATTTAAATTGACAAAATCAAAAAAGAAGGATATAGTAGGGATAGAAAAATTTGTTGACGGTGAATAAACATGAAATTGGCTATTATAACTGATACCCACTTTGGAATTAGAAATGATAATGTTGCATTCCTAGATGCAAATAAAAACTTTTTTGATACCGTCTTTTTTCCTACTTTAAATACAAATAATATCAAACATATTATTCATCTTGGTGATGTTGTAGACCGTCGTAAGCATGTTAATTTTCTTACTGCTAGTCGGTTACGTTCTGATTTTTTAGATAGGATTCAAGAGTATGATATTCGTGGTACTTTTATTGTCGGTAATCATGATACGTTTTACAAGAACACAAACAAAATCAATGCACTTACAGAACTCATCGACGGAAAATATCCAAATATTGCACTACACACAGATCCGGTAGAACTAATTCTTGATAACTGTAAGATGCTTCTTCTGCCATGGATTTGTGCTGATAATCAAGAAGCATCAATGAAACTAATTCAAGAAAGTAATGCTAGACTTTGCATGGGTCATCTTGAAATTGAAGGTTTTGAGATGTATCGTGGGTCTATTTCATCCCATGGTGAAAAGAAAACAACCTTTGATAAATTTGAACTAACACTCTCTGGGCACTATCATCATAGGTCTAGTGATGGTTCAATTACATATCTAGGTTCACACGCTGAATTTACATGGTCTGATTATAATGACCCTAGAGGTTTTCATATTCTAGATACTGATACTTTAGAGTTGACATTCATTCAAAATCCATATAATATGTTCAAGAAGATATGGTATGATGATTCAAAACATACTATTGAAAGTATACTAGATTTTGAAACATCAATTTTTACTAATACTTTTGTAAAGATTATTGTTCAAAATAAAAACAATCCCTATTGGTTTGACTTATTTTGTGAGAAACTTGAAAAAGCAACACCAATTGATATCTCTATTGTTGAGGATCATCATAATCTAAATACGGAAAATGATGAAGATATTATTGATGAGGCTGAGTCCACTCTTGATATCTTTAAAACTCATATTAAACAACTTGATTCGGTCAATCAGGATAAACTTGAACGACTAATTACTGATCTTTATAATAAAGCTTTGACTATGGGTGTAGAGTAATTTATTGATGCTAAATTTTAAAAAACTTCGGTGGAAGAATTTATTATCTACTGGTAATCAATTTACAGAACTTGATTTATATAATGTTGATCCAACACTTATAGTAGGAAAAAATGGTTCAGGAAAGTCATCTTTATTAGATGCTTTGACATTTGTTCTATATGGTAAGCCATTTCGTAATATCAATAAACCACAATTACTTAATACCATCACTAAAAAAGAACTTCTAGTAGAGATTGAGTTTTCTTCAGGTAAGAATGAATATCTTATCCGACGTGGTATGAAACCAAATATCTTTGAAGTTTATTGTAATGATATTCTACTCAATCAATCTGCCGATATGCGAGACTATCAAGAGATTCTAGAGAAACAAATTCTCAAATCTAACTACAAAACATTTTGTCAAGTAGATATTCTAGGTTCTGCATCATTTGTTCCTTTTATGCAATTACCTGCTGCACAACGTAGAGCAGTTATTGAAGATTTACTAGATTTGCAAGTATTCACAACAATGAATACTTTACTAAAAGAACAAATTGCTGATAACTCTTCTTCCATTACTCGTAATGAGTATGAAAAGAGGATGAACGATGAAATGATTCAAGTGATTAAAAGTCATCTTGAACAAGCTAGGTCTAAAAGTGATCGTTATATTTTTGAAAAACAAACTGCTATTGAAGATTTAAACACAAAATTAAATAATACAATATATTTGATTGAAGATATTAAAAAGAAAATTGATAATATTCAGTCAGGTATGTGTGATGAAAAGAAATTAAAAAAGAAAACACAACAATTTAATGAACTTAAAACAGAACTTAATACAAGAAAAGCATTATTAGAACAAGAAATTAATTTTTTTGAACAGCATGATTCTTGCCCAACATGTAAACGAGAAATTGGTTCTGATTTAAGATGTGAGAGTGTTTCTAATACTACTTTAAAACTTGAAGAATTAAATCAAACTATTTCAGAATTACAAATACGTCTAACCAAACATGAAGAAAAAGTAACTGAGTTCTTTACTAAAGAAAATGAAAAACATAGACTTCTAACGGAATACAGAAGTCATCATCAGGTCACACTTCATATTGAGCAGCAAATTGAATCTTTACAAAAAGATATTGATACTGCAAAAGAAGAAGTTGAATCTACCAATGATATGCAAGTAGCTGATCTTGAACAAAAGAAATTAACACTTATCGAAGAATATAATGAGTTACAAGACACTAAAAAGACACTATCGGTTGCTGCATCACTTCTAAAAGATGGTGGTATTAAGACTAAAATTATCAATCAATATGTACCAATCATCAATAAATTAATCAACAAATATCTCTCTTCTATGGATTTCTTTGTTGATTTCCAACTTAACTCTCAGTTTGAAGAAACAATTAAATCAAGACATAGAGATGAATTTAGTTATGCTTCTTTCTCAGAAGGTGAGAAACAAAAGATTGACTTAGCACTACTATTTACTTGGAGAGCCGTTGCTAAACTTCGTAATTCCATGTCAACAAATCTACTGATTCTAGACGAGATTATGGACGGCTCAATGGATACTAATGCTTTGGACATGCTTATGACTATTCTAGAATCAGTATCAGAAAATACATCACTATTTGTTATCTCACATAGAGAAAACATGAGTGAAAAATTCCCCAACATAATAAAGTTTGTAAAATACAAAAACTTTAGCCATATTGAAACATAAGGATTATATAATGACCGAAGAACCTAATATCATTACAGAAGTGCTTGAAGACGGTACTGAGTTCAAGATTGATCTTGATCTTTGCAATGATGTTGCTGATCAAATTATGATGAAGATCTTTGAAGCAGAAGATGATGAAACTCTAAAACACTATGATGTTGTTGCAACATGTTTTAATATGTTTATCAATACATATCATGTTCTTCTTGGTGCTGGTTGGACTAAAGATGAACTTAAACAAGAATTAGAAGAACATTTTATCAACCATAAAAACTCTATGAACTAATGTTTATTCTTAAGTATACTGATCCTATCTTAAAAGAAGTCAGTCAAAACTTTGACTTCCGTGAGCCACCATTTGATCCTATTGAGTTCTCTCAAGAACTTGTTAAGACAATGTATGAGAATAATGGCATTTGTTTATCTGCAATTCAAGTAGGTGTTCCTTATAGAATTTTTGCAATGCGTGGTGCACCAGAAAACTTTGTATGTTTTAACCCAAGAGTGGTTCAAGCGTCACAACAAATGATCCGTCTTGAAGAAACATCGTTGACATATCCTGGTTTGTGTGTTAAGATAAACCGACATCAACATTGTCGTGTTCGTTTTTCTACACCTAATGGTGAAGTCAGAACAGAAACATTTACAGGAATGACAGCTCGTGTATTTCAACAGTCCATTGACTTTCTTGATGGTAGAATATTCTATTCAACCGCTAATCGTATTCATCGTGAGCAAGCTCTAAGGAAGTGGAAACGGTAACTTGAATATCTTTTATATTTCGAATGACCCAGTTCAAGCAGCACAATGGATGGTTGATAAACATGTGGTAAAAATGATTCTTGAATCAGCACAATTGCTATCTACTGCACATCGGATTATTGATGGTATTGAGACTGCTGGTAAATCAAAAACTGGTCGAAATGTAAAGCGTTGGATTCTTGATGATTCACGAGATTCAGTCATTTATACTGCTACTCACGTGAATCATCCTTCGGCTGTATGGTGTCGTAATTCAGTCGAAAATTACAATTGGCTAGTAGAGCATTTTTATGCTCTTGGACAAGAATACACTTATCGTTATGGTAAAGTTCATAAGTGTTTTCAGGGTGACTTAGCTTATATGCTGTTATCTCCTCCAAATAATCTTCGTAAATATGAATGGACTAAAATGCCTTCAGCAATGGCTGAAGAGTATAAAATCAGTGATGATCCATTGACAAACTATCGTAATTATTATAAGGTGGCAAAAGCACGTATGCATGTCTGGAAAAACAGGCAACCACCAAATTGGATTTTTTCAGGAGTATAGTATGAGTACAAATTGGTCAAAAGATATTAATAAAATGCATAAACACTACGGTGTTTCTCAAATCATTAAAACTATGAGTCCAGAGAAACTCAAGAAATTCTTAGAGTTTAGAATTGACTTTATTCGTGAAGAATTAGATGAGTTAGTAACTGCAGAGACAGCTGAAGATGCAGTTGATGCTCTCATCGACTTATGCGTGGTAGTTATCGGTACATTAGATGCTTTTGATGTAGATGCTAATAAAGCATGGAATGAAGTACTAATAGCTAATATGAATAAGAAGACTGGCGTAAATACTTCCCGACCAAACCCGATGGGACTACCTGACCTGATTAAGCCAGAAGGATGGCAAGCGCCGTCACACGAAAGTAACCATGGGCTACTGACTAAGGTGTTCTGATGTTTATGAATAACTGGCGTGCTGCTCTCGGTAAGTCCGGCGAAGAACTAGTACGTAGAGTCTTACTGAGTAAGCATGACTTAGTAGAAGAGACAGTATGGTACGACTCTCAGAAAGACGGCGTCGTTGACTCAAAGCAATACGAAGTTAAGACACTCATGGAGAACTACGCTTATCACGCTTTCATACTTGGTTCTTCTCAATGGACTAAATGTGAAAATGTTGATAGGTTGTTCTTTGTTCGTATCCCAGAAGTAGAAGCACCTATTCGTATTTATGAATGCCCAAAGAGTTATAGACAGCCAACACACGTGTTTATGAATGGTGATAATTGTCGTGTTTTTAGATTGACAAAGCTTACTCTGTATGATACTATACATGATGAGAAGCTAGGTGAATATTGGCGTTCTTTAACTAAAACAAAATACATGAGGAATAAACTATGAGCGAAGATAGAGAATCAGTCAAAGTTCTCAAAGAATGCATTGAACTTCAACTCAAGAAGTCTCAGGACTATCAGAATCCTAATTCAAATGTTACTCAGGCAATGCATTATCGTCGCGGTGTAGATACTATTCATGACACTTTACAGGGAAAGTTATTCCGAGCCCAGTCTCTTCTTGAGTCCGGTACTTATAGTCAAGCTAATTTTGAGTCACTTGAAGATACATATAAAGACCTGATCAATTATGCTTCTTTTGCTGTAGCTTGGCTACGTGGCGGTGTTCCTGGTCAAGACACGACTAGAGATATATTTAACCGAACCGGTGAAATGTGATAGTTTGTAATAACGTAAATATGATTCGCGAGGAGTTCAAGCGGCTCCTCGCAAATGAATTTTATGTAGAAGATAAATCTGGTGTTAAATTACTAGAGATAGTAAATGCTTCTTTTGTGGCAGACGAACCTTCTATCTTTGGTAAACCTAACCATTCTTATATTGAGCGTGAAATTGAGTGGTATAAATCAATGTCTCTCAATGTAAATGATATTCCAGGTGAAACACCAGCTGTCTGGAAACAAGTAGCTACACCAGATGGACGTATTAACTCTAACTATGGATGGTGTATTTGGTCACATGAAAATGGTGACCAATACAACAATGTCTTGCGTGAGCTTAAGCAAAAGCCTACTTCTAGGCGAGCTACTATGATTTATACACGACCAACTATGTGGGTAGATTATTGTCATGATGGTATGTCTGATTTTATGTGTACAAATGCAGTACAATATGTTATAAGAGATCAAGCATTACATGCTATTGTTCAAATGCGCAGCAATGATGTCTTTTATGGCTATAGAAATGACTATGCTTGGAATGAATATGTACTAAAAATGCTATCATATGATTTAGATGTCTCTCCCGGTATCATTTATTGGAATGTCGGGTCTCTTCATGTTTATGAACGAAACTTTAACTTGGTGAAATGATGAGTGATAAGTGGCACGATAACTTTTTAAAAATGGCTGAGCATATTGCCGGATGGTCTAAAGATCCATCCTCAAAAATTGGAGCGGTAGCAGTTGGTGATCGTCGACAAATACTAGCTACAGGCTACAATGGCTTTCCACGTGGTATTAAAGACTATCAAGACAGACTTGAGACTCGCGAGACCAAGTATAAGTTCATGGTCCATGGCGAGATGAATTGTATTTATAATGCGACTCTCAATGGTGTCAGTCTTAATGGCGCTGACTTATATGTTCATGGTCTGCCAGTATGTTCAGAGTGCGCTAAAGGTATCATCCAAGTTGGTATCAAGCGTGTATTCATGCGTTACCCCAATGAAGTTTCTCAGAAATGGCTGGGCATGGGCCTAGAGACTAAAGAGATGTTTGCAGAAGCTGGTGTAGAGTATTACTCTTTATAAGAATTTTAATTGATAGCATGAATTCTTCTAAAAAGTTAATTTACATTTTCTCAATCATCTAAATCAACTACTAGATATTAAACTAATATATGAAAGGCACGAACCATGAAAAAAATACGTGTAGCAATTGTTGGCGTCGGTAACTGCGCAAAATCACTCGTAGAAGGTGTTGCCCTCTACTCTCACTCTAATAGCTGCGATGGCCTAGCTTTTACTAGTATTGGTAGCTACACTGCTAGTGACATTGAGTTTGTACTGGCTTATGATGTTGACCCCCGTAAGGTTGGCCGCGATCTAAGTGAGGCTATCTACGCTAAGCCTAACTGCGCCATGAACATCCTTGACAATAAAGTTGCGGCTGATTGGCTAAATGATGTAGGAGCTGGTAAAGCCATTGTAAAGCGAGGAGCTCTTTATGATGGCGTAGCTCAACATATGCTTACAATGCCGGAAGATGAGAGCTTTCGAGTTACTCATGATCCTGAGCCAACTATGTCTGACGTGATCAATGATCTTCATAAATACAAGGTCGACATCCTTCTTAACTACCTTCCAGTCGGTTCAGAGACTGCAACTCGTTTTTATGTAGAAGCTTGTTTGGAAGCTAAGATTCCGTTTGTTAACTGTATTCCGGTATTCATTGTATCCGACCCATACTGGGAGAAGCGACTACGCAATGCTGGAATACCAGCTATCGGCGATGACATGCGTTCTCAACTTGGAGCATCGATCATGTCCCAGGCTCTTCAAGAGCTTTTCTTCAATCGTGGCATGAAGGTCAAATTTCATGAACAGACAAACCACGGCGGCAACACCGACTTCCTGAATATGATGGACCAGTCTCGATTAAAGTCTAAGAAAATCAGTAAGGAAAATGTTATACGTTCACAGAATGATATTCGCAACATTCCTGTGCCAAAGAATGGCATCTATGCAGGACCTTCAAGCTATATTCCTTATCATGGCGATAATAAGATTGCTCACTTTCGAATTGAAGCTGAGGGTTTTGGCGGTGCTCCCGTGGTATTTGATGCTCGCTTGTCCGTTCAAGACTCACCTAATTCAGCTGGTGTAGTTATTGATGCTATTCGTTATCTTAAGGTAGCCCATGAGATGGGGATGATAGGTTCTTTGCATGGCCCATCTGCTGCAACACAAAAAACTCCACCTAGCCAGATGATGATTAATGACGCTTACAATGAGTGTAAGGCGTTATCTAATCGTCAGTGGACTTCAGTAACTGAAAAGAACAATCGTCTTCGAATCGGCTGCGGCTGGGCTGAATAATGCGTTCTACCGAAGATGTTCTTGCCGCTGCCTCTTGTCAGCTTTTAGCTCAAGCTGACAAGAAAGTTTGCCTCGACCTAGGTAAGTTCATCCGCGAGTTCAATCGTCGTGAGTGGACAGTTCGTGTTAGTGGTCAGTGTACGACGTTTGAGCAGTACGTCAAAGACTTTTACCAAGAAGCTCACAGAGACGTCTTTGGTTACGGCTTTGTAGTCGAAGGTAAGCCTGTTCCATACTTCCACCCAAACAGGTCTTTTCACGACGAGATCATATGGCTTAATGCTAATCTTTACTATGATGCTAGCGTGTCTTTCGTTAACAAGCTTCTTAACTCTGCTTTGGTCAAGTTTTACGGACCGTCCAAGACTCTGGAAATCATTACTGGTAGAGCCGGAGTTCCAGGAAGTTCTAAGACAGACTTGCCATATGTAGACTTTGAGAGATACGATGTCGACGATAACTACGCTTACACAGTTACTAAGAATATTGAATTAGCTAAGTTTCACAAGGCTCGCATCTGGGGAACTACCGAGCTTAGAACTAGCCTTCAGACGGCCGCTTCTAGGTATTCTAAGTCTAACCCGTCGCCGATCGACTGCCGAGGAGTTCCGGGAGTAGTAGAAGCAGGTCAGTCTTCGCGCGCCGGGAAGATGCGCTCTTCTGACATGATACACTGGGTTGCTAGCATGCGCGAAGACCTAGTGTCCTTCTACTCTAAGAAGCCCGACATGCGGGGCTCGTTCGAGAAACTGACGTCCTATCCAGGCATCGGTAACTACTACGGATACCACTTCTCGTCCAACCTGTGCAGGATGCCTGGTATCGGAGCCGCTGGCTTGATTGAGGCTCCGGCAACTAGATACCAATGGAGTCTTCTCAAGAAAGCCGACTCGAGATTGACTCACGGTGACCTTAACGAGAACGCTGACTACGTGGTTGCTGGTCCAGGGGCGTGCAGGACTCTAGCCAGGCTATGGCCCGAGCTCCCCATAAATACTAGAACGACCATGAAGATGATTCTCGCCATTAGAGACGACCAGCAAAACTTTTTCGGGATACACTCAGAAAGAGACGTGAAGCACCTAACAGAGGCCAGTGAGCTTGGTTGCTTCACTACGTTCGGAGTAGAGATAGCGTGTTGCCAGTACGATGTGTTCGACCGCGTCAGAACTTCTCTACCCATGGCGTCCAACAGAGCTCAGGCTCCAATTTCTACAGAAGTTAGCAGTTCTGCACAATCGTCACTTATTAATTTTTTTCATTGAAAAGGTGTGTTATATCATGGATCTAAAGAAGTTTAAGGGCGTGTATGTACGCCCAGGCGATGCGGCTGACAAAACCAATGGTTAACGAGTGTCGAAAAAACTACGTAAACTTTAAGTTTGACGAGAGCTACAATAAGAAGATTGAGAAGCAGTTTGAGCTAGTTAGAGCTGAGCCAAATCACGGCTTCTTTAACAAAGGAAGCAACAGGGAGATGTTTGATGTTAAAAGCAACTCTGTGCTCTACGGCTTTGATCTCTTCTATCGAAGAAAGAATCAAACATGATTAGATCTGCTGTTGCTGCTCCATTTATTCCTATATCTTCTATCTTTTCCAGCCACCGGGGAGCTCAGGGAGTCATATATGGAGATATGATTCATGAGAAAGGAGAGGAAGAGGTGGTCATTGACATTGGAGCTAAGATGATCGATGACTTCAATGAGTTTGATAGACTATACATCTACCATGGAAATGATTGGTCAAATTCTCTTAATCTCTATGGTGGTATGGATAAATTTCCTTACGCAAGTAACATTAAAAATATTTCTTTCTTCAAGGGAGAAGTTATCTCTCTGTGCCACGATATTCCAGACTATCATTATCTTCTTAGCAAGAAGATTAGACTATCGCGCGAGGCTAATTGCTCTATACTAGAAGATTTTCTTCGAATAGATTTTGATAACTTACTTTCTATACAGAAGAAAGCAAAAATAGTCAAGCACCCGTATCTTACCAGCAAAATCACGGTTGGGGATAGCCATGATATAAGCATGTATCGTCCAGGATGGTCAGTAAATACAATTCCATTTAAGACTCTGTTCGGAGCTCTCAAAAAAGGGCTCTTGAATTTCGTTACCGAGCCGTATGTCGGGACTAGCATTGAGGCAGAGGAGATAGAACTCTATTTTGGAAACATTGACGTCAGGCACCATCTGTGCCGCCAGTCTGACCAACGAGTAGTTTTAGAAGAATTGGTAACCGAGTATGTTAAGCAAGCCATCGAGCTTCGTAAGACTCTAACCAGAGTCAAGAAGATCACAATCTGCGAGCTCCTTCCTATCGAGGATGAGTCTCGAATCATCCCTAAAACTGGGATGTACAATAATCGCGGCTTTTGGGGCTCTTGGTCTGATCGTAATGCTGCTAGAGAACAATTTGGAAAACTATGCGAAAAGCTTTGCACTTCTAACGGACTTTACTTCAAAAAGTGGACTAACTATCTCTTGAACGACAAAGGACAACTAGACTTCAGCCATATGGAATATAAGAGGTCTGTTCACTTATCTAGGATGAGCTATCCGCACTGGACTGGAAAAAAGTGGAATGAAGTTTTTTTAAAGAAAGTTGCTAAAGAAAAAACTAATAGTAATCTAGAAAGGTTTATGTAATGGGTAATAAGTATACACATGCTTCTATAGTACCTCTTATTGGGGGAATGACTTTAGCCCAGCATGACCATGCTGGAGCACCGCCTGAGTATCTTCTGACTTATGAAGGCTTCCAAGACAACGAGTCTCACTTGCTTAACTACTACAAGTATAAGTATGATGTTAATCTTCCATATTACTACGTTGATCGCGGCGAAAACCCTCATTCTAAAGTAGACATCGTCAACACTACCTGTCCATGCGCAGGACTATCTCAGCTCTCTCATGGATTTGGCACTGACAACAAGAACAACCAGTGGATGATTAAGACGGCTGAATATGTGCTTGGTTACCTTAAGCCAAAGGTATTCTGGGGTGAGAATGCTCCTGGATTTGCTAGCAAGATAGGATTTGATATTCGTACTCAGCTCATTGCAATTGGTAAAAAGTACGGTTACTCAATGTCAATATATCGAACTAAGTCTCTTCTACATGGAACGGCTCAAGTTCGCTCTCGCTCGTTTTATTTCTTCTGGGAGAATGGAAAAGTTCCAGTGTTTGATTGGTATAATCGCGGACATCCAAAGATCGAAGACGTCATTCGTGACGCCGCTAAGCACAACAGCCAGATGGAAGTAATCAATCATAAGACTCCATCGCATGACCCGTACTATCGCTATATCCTCGAAGAGTTGTACGGCGGCATCGATCATCGTACATTCAGTCATGAGAAGATGGAAGCCATGGGGATTGGGAGCAATGATGTGTTATCATTTATAGAACGCAACAATATTACATACACACAGTTAATCAACTGGCTTCGTAAAAAGGGCTATGAGTCTGAGGCTGTAAAGTGTGAGCGTAGAGACGCTAAGCTTAAAGCTGGACAGAACATCATGCGGCGCGGAACTATCATCCCGAAAAACTATATCGGCGCATTTGTAGGTCACTATCCCGGGTGTTTAACTCATCCAGATGAAGACCGATACATAACTTATCGAGAAGCTATGTCTATCATGGGGCTTCCAGGAGACTTTGAGCTTCTTAATCCCAAGAAAAACGTAAATCATATTTGTCAAAACGTTCCGTTTAGCACTGCCCGCGATATGGCAGAAGAAGTATTTGAAGCTCTAGAAGATAGGCGCCAGTGGGTAGACCAGTTCTACTCTTTACAAATGAACTACAATCATACTATCGAGTATCCAATAGTAAACACTAGGCAAAAGACTCTAATTGACTTTTTGAATTGAGGTGATGATGATTGACACAAGTAAAAAAATAGTGTATAAATATAATGAGGATCAGATTATTGCTGATCTTAAAGCCTATATTGATAGGACATATGGTGAGCATTACAAGGCTGAAGACCTAGAGACGTTTGATGTCTGGGAAGCCATGGGTACTGCTTCCACTACTTCTCGGGATACTGCTATTAAATATCTCATGCGTTATGGCAAAAAGAACGGTAAAAATAAAGATGATTTAATGAAAACACTTCATTACGTTCTTCTTTGTCTTTATATTGAACATTATAAAAATAAGGTGAATACATAATGGAAATTAAAATTGAAATGGATGTACTAAGGAAGCGTAAACTCTTCCTTGCTGCTCCTATGTACGGCGGGATGTGCGCTGGTCTTTTTACAAAGTCTGTAGCTGATTTGACAGCAATGTTTGCTGCAAATGGTCTAGAACTAAGATCATATTTTCTTTTCAACGAGTCTCTTATTACTCGTGCTAGAAACTATTGTGTTGATGAATTTATGCGCTCTGATTGCACTCACATGATGTTCATTGATTCCGATATTGGTTTTGATCCACGAGATATTGTTGCTATGATGGCATTACAATCAGATGACTCAGAATATGATGTGTTGGCAGGTCCATATCCAAAGAAGACTATCTCTTGGGAAAAGATCAAACTGGCAGTCGACAAGGGTATTGCAGATGATGATGCTAATGTACTAGAAAAGTATGTTGGTGATTATGTATTCAATCCTAAAGCTGGTAATGGTACTATTCGTATTGATGAACCAGTAGAAGTATCTGAAGTTGGTACTGGTTTTATGATGACTCGCCGTTCAGCTTTTGAAAAATTTAATACGGCTTATCCCGGATATTCTTATAAACCAGATCATGTTCGAACCGAACATTTCGACGGATCTCGTGAGATTATGCAATATTTTCAAGCTGAAATTGATCCTGACTCCAAGAGATATCTCTCTGAGGATTATTGGTTCTGTCAAAAGCTAATCAAAGCTGGTGGAAAGATTTGGTATTGCCCGTGGATGAAACTTAGTCATGTCGGTACCTATATTTTTGGTGGATCACTAGCGGATCTAGCATCTATTGGTGCACCTGCCACGGCTGATCCAGCAATGTTAAAAAAGAACAAATAAAAAAGAGGGGAACTAGTTCCCCTCTAATTTCTTATTCTTCATTAATCTGCCTCTAACAAATCCTTCCGGTATTTGTTGACCTTTAGCAATCATTTTTGCAACTGTACCATTATTATACCATTTAACATCGTTTTCTTCATAATATTTTTTTAAATTATATGCAAAACTTTCTGGTGCTTTTTTGCCTGTATGTTTTACTCGTAATTTTTCTTTTGTTTCTTTGGTATGTTTAGGTCTACCATTCTTTTCAATATGTCTTTTTTGACCTGCTCTCATTTTATTTAAATTTTCTTCACTATGTTTTTTACCGTAGAAATTATTATTTTTACCCATCATACTATGTTTTGCGGCTTTTTTAGCAATTTCATACTGCCAAGAACAATATGTCTTTAAATCTTTAGATTTCTATTGACATATCACTAAACGTCGTATATAGTACACAAATACACAATAAGGAGACTATTTTATATTATGAAACTAAGTGCACGAACTATCAATATTCTCAAGAATTTCAGTACAATTAATCCATCTATTGTGCTGAAGCCTGGGAATACCATTGCTACTATTTCAACCAACAAAACCATTATGGCTCGGGCAACTTGCCCAGATGAATTTACAAATGTAATTGCAATCTATAATCTTGCTCGATTTATTTCTACTATGACTCTATTTGATGATCCTGATTTAGAGTTTGGTACTTCTGCGGTGCGTATTTCATCCGGTAAAAAGAGCAATACATATCATTATGCCGATCCATCTGTTATCCTTGCACCACCTGAAAAGGAAATTAAGCTACCATCAGTAGATGTAGATTGTTTTCTAACTAATAAGGATATTCAAGATGTCACTAAGGCTATGAATATTCTTGGTCTACCAGAACTTGCAGTTGTTGGTGATGGTTCAAATATTATGCTTCAAGCTGTTGATGTTAAGAATCCATCAGCCGATGAATATAGCATTGTTGTGGCAGAAACCGATAAGGTATTCCGTGCAGTATTCCGTTCAGAGAATCTAAAGCTTATGGATGGCGATTATCAACTGATGATTTCTTCCAAAGGTATTTCACAATTTGTTGGTACTGAAGCCACTTATTGGATTGCAGTGGAAGCATCATCTACTTTCTAAGTCTAGTTTGTGTTGACAACCACTCGGTATATGATATAGTATCCGAGTGGTTATTTTTTATCATGGAGAACTAAAATGGCAAAGACAAAAACTACTTTAGTGCATGAATCATTCACCAATGAGATTGGTCAGACAATCAATCCAGGTGACCGAGTGGCATATGTAAGCCATGGTTGGAGAGTGCATCAAAATACAGGTTACTTTGATGGAGTTTTTAAGAATGAAAAAGGTGAAGTAGTATTCACACGTATTAGTGGTATTAAAGACACCAAGATGGTTGATAATGGTCGTACCTCAGAATATATGTATAATGGTAAAATCTACACCCATACAGTATATGATCGGGTAAAATGTGCACCATATGGCTCAACTGTTCTACAACGTCATCGTATCTTCAAGATCTAAAGGATCAATAAAGTGCTAGAAGATTATCTGTTTGTAGAAAAGTATCGTCCAAAGCGTGTGGCTGATACTATTCTACCATGTGACCTGAAAAATACATTTCAAGGTTTTGTTAATTCTGGCAATATTCAAAATCTAACTCTTGCTGGCGGCGCTGGTGTAGGTAAGACAACTATTGCTCGAGCCATGCTTGAAGAACTGGGGTGCGATTATATTGTTATCAATGGTTCAATGAATGGTAACATTGATACACTTCGTAATGAAATTCTACAATTTGCTTCCTCAGTATCTCTTACAGGTGGTAGGAAATACGTTATTTTGGATGAGGCAGATTATCTAAATCCTAATTCTACACAGCCAGCTCTCCGTAACTTTATGGAAGAGTTCTCCAAGAATTGCGGTTTTATTTTAACTTGTAACTACAAGAATAGGATCATTCCTGCACTTCAATCTCGTGCTATGGTGATTGATTTTACCATTCCCAAGAAAGAAATGCCTAAACTTGCTGCTCAGTTTATGAAGCGTGTTGATGTTATTCTAAAGACCGAAAACATTGAATATGATAAGCAAGCCGTTGCAGCAGTCATTCAAAAGTTCTTTCCAGATTGGCGCCGAGTCCTAAATGAACTACAGCGTTATTCAGTCAATGGTAAAATTGATTCTGGTATTCTAACTAACTTTGAATCCGTATCTGTCAAGGAAGTTCTACAGTTCTGTAAAGATAAGAATCTAGAAGGTATTCGTAAATGGATTCATGAAAATTCTGATTCTGATGCAGTCACTATTTTTAGAACTATCTATGATAATGCTGGTGACTTTTTTACCAAGCGATCCATCCCCGCACTTATTCTAAAAATTTCAGATTATCAATATAAGGCTGCATTTGTAGCTGATGCTGAAATTAATCTCATGGCATTCTTCATTGAAGTTACTATGGAATGTGAATTTACATGACAGAAATAAGTACATTATTTGGTACTAAACAAATCCAGGAAGAACAAGCAGATAAAAAAACAGATGAGGTCCATGTTTGGACCTTTATTTCTGATATCTCCAAGACCAAAAAGTATCTATTCTCGGATGATACATCAAAAGCATATGAACCATGGATTGTTAACAAATCATTTTCATCACATATTGATACATTAGCTACTGCTGAGGCTGCTAATCGTATGCATCATATTGATAAAAGAATGCAACATGATTTTATGTTCTATTCTGTACCTGCTCATCCCAAGCGCTATAAGCCATGGCTAAAGAAATCAGATGCTGAAAAGCGTGAACAGAAACTATATGAGGATATTGGTACTGTAACTGGTCTAAATGTGGTTCAAACCAAAAAATTCTGGAATATTCTCTCTACAGATCAAAAAGATGACTTTTTAATTCGATATGTATATCCTGATATGAAAAATACGCTAAAGTTAAAAAAGAAATAAATATAGGATATTATATCGTGGAGTATTATAATGTCTATAGTAGAAAATTTATTGGAGGTGACACTAACTGAGGACCAAGATTTCCTTAAGATCAAGGAGACTCTGACTAGAATCGGTATAGCTTCAAAGAAAGATAAGACACTATTTCAATCTTGCCATATACTACATAAGCAAGGTAAATATTATATAGTACATTTTAAAGAAATGTTTGCCCTAGATGGTAAAGAGACTAACTTTTCATTGGATGACAAATCCCGACGAAATACTATTGCCATATTATTAGAAGAATGGGGATTATTTAAGATACTAAATCAAGATTTAGTGCTCGATAAAGCGCCTTTGAATCAGATAAAGATTCTGTCATATAAAGAAAAAAATGACTGGGTATTAGAAGCCAAATACAGCATAGGAAAGAAACGGTAATATAATGTTTGGTATGCTAAAAACTAAAAAAATTGAACGTGATCCAGTACTACAAGAAATAGTAGACTTACTATTCCCACCTATTGAACTTACTAAAGATGAGGGCGGTGAGTATTATGTGGATAGATCAGTAGACTCAAATCTGTTTGCTGCTCTTTATGATCTACAAGAAGGTACCAATGATAAAGCAGTTCATAATACTATCAATGCTGTCCTTGATAAACTTAAACAAGCTCGAGCACTTTTGGAAGCCGAACAAGGTAAAGTCGGTAAAGAAAGCAATCTGCTTATGGTTAGCACGGATTAGGTTGACAGTATTACTTTGATGTGATATAAACTACATATACATTATGGAGCTAATATGACTAAGCAATATGATATCTCTATTGGTTGTGATCATGCCGGTCTTTCTTTAGCACGTGAACTATCAGTATGGCTTTTTGACATCGGGCATACAATCTATACGTTTTTTCCACCAGAAAAAACTAAAGTAGATTATCCTGATTATGCATATCAAACATCTGCATCTGTAACACTTGCATCACATACCATTTCTCGTGGTATTCTTATTTGTGGTTCTGGGGTTGGTATGTCTATTGCTGCTAATCGCTTTAAAGGAATCAGATGTGTTCTTGCATCTGACCCGTATGTAGTTGAAATGGCTCGTCGGCATAACGATGTGAATATGTTAGCATTAGGTGCTAGGGTTATCGGTTCAGATATGGCTGTTGCTTGTGTAGAAGCATTTCTGAATACGGCATATGAAGGCGGTCGACACGAACAACGAGTTATGAAACTATTTAATGTAATTAAGGATTAAAACATGAAAAATATTATGTATGGGCTTCTAACAGCCACAGTACTAACAACAACAGTACATGCTCAATCAATTAGTGGTGCGGGCGCTACTTTTCCTGCACCACTCTATTCTAAATGGGCTGAACTATCTAAAACATCAGGCTTTATTGTTAACTATCAGGCTATTGGGTCTGGTGGTGGACAAAATCAAATTATTAATCGTACTGTAGACTTTGGTGCTTCTGATGCTCCAATGAATATTGAACGACTAACACAAAATAATCTTATTCAAGTCCCATCAGTCATGGGCTCAGTTGTTGTAGTTGTGAATATCCCAGGTATTCAATCAAATACTGTAAAGATTTCTGGTCAGAATCTAGCTGATATTTACAGCGGTAAAATTACAAAATGGAATGATTCACGATTAGTTTCTGATAATCCTGATTTAAAGCTACCTAATCTAGCAATTGCACCAATTTATCGTGCTGATGGTTCAGGTACTACTTACGTATTTGTAAATTATCTTCATTCACAAGATAAGACATTTTCTACTCCAGCTGTATCTATTAAATGGAATGTAGGAACTGGTGCTCGAGGTAATGATGGTGTAGCTGCATCGGTTAAGCGCATGACCGGCTCTATCGGATATGTAGAGAGTGCTTTTGCAACTAATGGTAATATTCCTACAGCATTACTAAAAACCGCAACCGGTCATTGGGTGACGGCAAAATCTGAAACCTTTAATGCTGCAGCATCACATGCTACTTGGTCTGATACAAATGAAGCAGATGTAATTAATAGACCGTGTAATACATGTTACCCCATTGTGTCTGCAACATATATTTTGATTCCTAAGGATAGTAAGAATCGCAAGAGTGTAAGTTCTTGGTTAGAATGGGGATATAAACATGGTGATGAAGTAGCCATTTCTTTAGAATACATTCCACTACCACAAGAAGTCAAGACTCGAGTACTTAAGACATTAAATACCGATTGACACATACTAACATATATGATATAAACAATATATCAATTGCGCCTGTAGTTTAATGGTAAAACCGGCTTCAAACTACAGGCGCAATCTAGTCTTACTATGGAAGTATAGCCAAGCGGTTAAGGCGGCCAGCTCATAACTGGACTATTTCGCAGGTTCGAATCCTGCTGCTTCCACCAATATTTCTTGAAATGCAGATTCTGGTGTATAATCACAATCCTTAAACTCTAAAACTTTCCATCCATTTTGAGAAAATAATTTTCTTTTTATTTTATCTCTATTTTGTACTTGTAATAAAGAATGATTTGTCATTCCCATATCTTTATAATGCCACGGACCTTGCCACATTACAGCAAATTTAAGATGAGGGATTACAATATCAGCATCCCAACCATCCATTATTATATAATTTGATAATACATCAATAAATTGATTTTTACAATATTCATATAATTTAATTTCATTTTTAGATCTTAAAACTCGTTTAGCGGCAGATTTTTTACCAGCATTAACACATGCTAAATGCTTACATTCTTTTGATTTACATGTGGTATTGATGCCCTTATCTTTGGGCATAATATAAATAATTGTATTACATATAAAACAATTACTTTCCAATTTTTCTATTTTAGGACCACATCTTTCAGGATATTTTCTACCTGTAAGTTTTAAAATAATTTTATCTTTAAATTCTTGTGTTCTTGGGCCTCTACTATTAGCACAAGATCTAGAACAAAATTTGCCTGATCTTGAATGAGATGTGGAACATTTAGGACAAGACTTTAATAATATATTTGACATGCTGTGTCTCCGGTGTTATAATATAGACATAGAGTAGATGGGAATGCCAGTTCCGTGATCTACACCTTTATTTATAAAACTGTCTTGTTTAGAGTCCGATCCCCCGTTCAACTCGGGGCGGGCGCACCAACCCTGGAGTTATTTCTATGTTACTAAAAGACTTTATCCAACTACTTCAATCTAAGTATGATGAAGCTACAAAAGATAAAGACTATTTTGAGACAATGGGTGAACCAGTCATCTGCGTAGATGTATTTGAACCACTTGATGAACGTCGGTTTCAATATGTTGGTTACTCTCAGGACATAGAAGTAGATTTAAATCCCGCCAATGGAGATTTGATTATCTCTGCTTTTGCTAAAATTAAATAAGGGAGTATGCTGGAACTGGTATACAGGACGGTCTCAAAAACCGTTGCCCATGTGGCTTGAGGGTTCGAGTCCCTCTGCTCCTACCAATGCGGGTGTGGCGTAATGGCAGCCGCACCAGACTTAAAATCTGGAGAAAGAAATTTCGTGTCGGTTCGAGTCCGACCACCCGCACCAAAGGATTTTATTATGATTGATGATTCCAGTTTACCATTTAATAAAAGAAAAAACGGTGGTTATTCAAAATGGGTACTTGATAGTTGGCGTAATCATTTAAACAGTATCGGTTATACTGAGGAAGTACACCGAAACTTTATTGATAATAGATATAGAGCATTGGTTATTGCAAATAATTCTAATCTATCTATCCATGAAAAAATTAAACTATTAACTAAGAGAAAATAAAATGTCAGATTCAGATGATTTTCCTAAGTATGAAGAATTAGTAGAGAAATGCGATCCTGATACTAAACTAGCAGTAGCAGCTTGGACAGTATCAAAAATTGTTGAACACGGTAAAAACCCAGGATCCTTTAGACATTTGATCTATGGTCTTATGGGTTTTGGACCAGAAGCATATGTGCCTATGTATTATGCTGGTGGTATGGATATTACTAATGAGTTTGACCTAAATATTCGTGATGATCTAAAAGAAGTAATTCGAGAAGAAAAGATCGAGAATACTAGACTAAAGAAGTTTGCTGGTATGTGTGATGAGCCTGATTGTTTTGAAACAGCATCATGTGGTTCTCCATCAGATTCTGGTTATCGTTGGACATGTAATGAACATTCTAACTTCAAATTTCTTAAGAAAGAAGAAAATAATGGGTAACATGTTACTAGTCATGATTATGCTAAATGGGATTCCGGTTGGTTCACCATTTGTAATCAAGGCATCTGAATCTGGATGTACCACTGAACTAGCAACTATTCGTGGTATTAATAAGAGTCTTTTAGAACTTGGTTCAACTCTTAAGTATAATGCCGTTTGTAGTACAACACCAGAATAATGTTATCTTGTGCTTTAGCCCTAATACTATTAATAGATGTCTCTGGTTCAATATCGGAAGATAACTATGAATTACAACGTAAGGGCATAGCACAAGCATTTCAAGATAAATCAGTACAAGATACTATTAAAGCGCAACCTGGTGGGATTGCACTTTCTTTAATAGAATGGTCTAGTGATGTAAAAATAAGTATACCATGGAAAATTTTAAAAACAAAATTTGATATTGATGATTTTGCAACTAATATATTAAATGCACCAAGAGCTACATCTAATCTTACAGCATTAGGTTATGCTTTAAATAAAGCTATAGACTATATGAATCAAACACCATGTGAGCCAGACATAAAAATAATAGATATCTCTGGTGATGGTCCATCAAATGAAAAAGAAGAACCAGATGAACCAAGAAATAAAGCTATAGCACAAGGCATTATCATCAATGGATTACCTATTATAACAATAGTATATCCAGAAATTGTTGATTATTATAGAGATAGAGTTATAACACCAAATGGTTTTTTAGTAGAAGCAACTGATTTTGAAGATTTTGCAAAAGCAATAAGAAGAAAAATAATTTTGGAAATAGCAAAAAATAATTAAAGTTTGGTTATATAAAAAATTATAGTTTCATCATCTTTTGGTTCATTATAATCTAATAGACTTTTAGTAATTACATCACTTGCCGATTCAGCAATAACATCAGTGACAATGCAATAATCAGATTTATACTTTCCTGCTTTTCTATATTCTACCCTTAATTCATATGAATATAATTCTTTATGTCTAAAATAATTTCTTAATAATGTTAGCATAAAAATACTCCTGTCCTTGTGGTCGAATGGCTAGGCGCTGGTCTGCAAAACCAGATAGATGTGGGTTCAAATCCCACCAAGGACTCCATTTATTTATTTTTCTGTAAACAGCATTTCTGCTGCTATTCTAATAAGTGTTTTAGACCCATCAATATCTTCAGGTTGTTCTTTCCAACCTACTGATATTTGCCCTATGAATTTTGATGGCTCTGGTGGTACACTTATTCTGCACATAAAATTAATACCCTTTTCTTTATATACAAAACCTAAGAAACTTTGAGGGCTGCTATAGCTTGAACAAGGAAAATCTCCAGCCATAAGACTTATTACATCTGAATTATTTGAATGATTTGCTGTAAAAAGCTTTACATCATATCCGTCATATGTTTTTATTCTACCTTCACCTCTTACATATAGATATGCAAGTTTTCTGCTATTTAGTAGACTATTAACATCAAATATAGCTACAAGATCCGCATTTGATCTTTTCATTATAAATGCTGTAGCTTCCTCATATTTGCCATTCATTTTAGGTAGTGCTTGTTGTGCTCTGTAGGATGCCATGAAGGCATCCTTTTCAGTATAGAAAAACCAACCACCAGCACCTAATATTGATATAATACATAATGCAAAAAGTCTAAAAGGACTTCCGCCTACCCATTCCAAAATCTTTACAAATGTATCTTTCATTACTTTTTCTTTCTCTATGCCTCTAATTTTTCTTTATCACAGACAAATGCAGTAACGGCTACATTCCCATAAACATGACTAGCAGTACGAATCATATCCATAATTGGATCTACGGCTATTAAAAGAACTATAATAGCTTCATGTGGTAGTTGTAATAAATCACATACAATGCTAACAGTTGCAACAGTCAATACACCTGTTGTACCAGCACTTGCTATACCTGCTAATATAGCACCAAATAACACCATTGCTAATGCAACCCAAGTTAAATTTATAGCATAGATATTTGCTATGAATAAGGTTGCTATAGCGTAATATGTAATAGAACCTATTCTATTAACTGTAAAACTTAATGGAACCATTAGTTCAACAGAACTTTTTTCAAATTTTAATTTTGTTAAAGCCTCTTGAGCATATGGAATACAAGCTAAACTACTTCTAGATGATACGGCAACTATAATTGTATCTTTAACTGATGCTAATATTGTAAAGATAGATGTACCTCTACATCTTAATATAATTACAATTGTTGCTAATATGAGTATTACTATACCACCAAGAGCTTGTTGTAAAATAAATTCAAATAAAGTTTCAAAGATTGACAGTCCTACCTTACCAACTTGGCTTGAAATCATGGCAATTAAAGCAAAAGGTAGAAAATAATTTAAAAATTTAAAAATACTAATAGATGCATTTTGTATAGCTTGTAATGCACTTACTATTATTTTCATGCCTTCATTTTTTAGTTGACCAAGTGCTATACCAAAGATTAAACAGAATACAACAATTTTTAGGCTTTCACCTGTATTCAAGCTTTGAAATATATTTTCTGGAATAAATTTTGTATAGATTGATGGACCATCATCTTTCTTTTCTTCTTTGTCTTTAAAAAGTAATACTTCTAAATCTACGGCGCCTTGATCACGATCTGTAACTAAAGCACCCATTTTAGCGTGTCTCTCTGGTGTCATTTCAGAAGAAGTAAATACAACAGTTCCAACACCAACTGCACCAGCTAAAACCATTGATAGTATAAAACCTATTATAATTCGTTTAATCATACCTGCAGCATCGTCTTTTTGTAATAGACTGATAATGCCAACAAGTATTGTTGCTAGTAGAAATGGTAGAACTACAACTTTTAATAAACTTAGGTATATCAATCCAATATTTTCGTGACTAATACTTTCGGCTGGAAAATAAAATCCAAAAGCAACACCAGCAATAATTGATGCTAATATAGTAAAAGGATTAGTTAATATCTTTTTTAAAAATTTCACCGAACTATTCCTTATTATTTTCGTAGTATTTCTTCAACATAGATATAAGCATTTTTACATCTATATTGTTATATTCATTTTTTATGACATGATCTATAATCATCAATAAATGAGTACTACCTGGTGGTACTGCAGCAGCTATATTATCAACTGAATCAGCAAATACCACCGTCTTAGTATGAATAGATGCTGTAGGTTTTTCAATTATAAGTCGTTTTATTTCAAATTCATCTCTAAAGCCTGAAGAATATCTACCTGATATAACACCGTTTACTATGTTATCCCAACTTGTTTCAGGTTTATATAATGCTCTGGGAAATAATGTTCTAGCAAATGTATCATAACTTGAATTTGCTATAAATGATATGGAACCATTAAAATTTTTAATAGCAGATTCTTGATCGCCATTTTTAGTATTTTGACTAAGCCATAATCTATTCACTATCATGGCTTGATGTAATTTTACATACGGTGTTGAAAATTTAACTACGTTCATTCTTGGACCAGTTATTGATAGTTTGCTTATAGCCATATCGGCTTTACCACCAACAACTTGATCAATAACACCTGCAAACGATGTAGCGTCCCTGTTAAAAACAACAGGGACGCTCAAAATTTTTGCAACTTTTTTAGCAATTTCAACATCTAAGCCTGACATATTATCAATAGAACCACCATAAAATGGTGGTGTATCAAATGCTGTCAGGGCTACAATGAGTTTACCTCTTTTCTTTATCTCATCTATTTCTGGAGGGTAAACTGTCTGTGCTGATACTGATACACAAAATACTGTTAGAAAAGCAGTTAATAAGATTCTTAACACTTCAATGACCTCTTTATTTTTTTATGGATGGTCTCCTATACATAATATAATCAAGATTCACTAAGATGTGTTGTATTTATTACTATTCTTTGTAGACAGAAAACTGAATTGAAATTGTTGTATCGTTGGGATATTTTGCAAGAATTTCCTTACGCATAGTAGTTTTTGCGTTTTCAATTTGACTGCTATCAGCAGAAGATGCATATACAATCATATTCATATTTGGAAGATTTGTTTTCTTATATGGTGACGCAATTACGTTGAACTTTTTTAAATTCTTAGAGTTCTTACGAAGTTGTGTAAAATAACCATACGACTTATTATTCCAGATATCTTCCAATTCCTCACGTGTAAGTTTGAGCATATGTTATTCCTTAAATATTAATAATGTGTTTACAGCTGCGCCGAAAAGAGAATCCAGCGCACGTACATGTTTTTTTGGCGCCATGAACAGTTACTGTATAGAAAGCACCCTTTGAACCAGCAATCTTAATGGTTTTAGGTGTATCAGATACTTGACGCTCAAAGTTTACGTGTTTATCATCCATCATTGTAATCTGATGCTTAGGGATAATACGCATCTTGGATGGAAGATGCGGTGCTGAGATACAAATAGAGTCCCGTTCTACCCAGGATGGTAGCGGGAGTTGCTCGCCATAAAATGTATCAAACTCATCTATATGAAACTGATAGATGTGTCGTTTATCGTACATGGGATTACGCACTACTAAGCGCATTAGATTACCAACATGATATAGATAGTTACAAAAATAATTAGCAAGATCATAGCATCAACTATGAACTTAGCAATTTTCTTACTAGAAATCATAGACATGCTTTACAAGCTCCATTTCAGCCATATCATATTCCTGCTTATCCAGATAATCATTATATTCCATAATGATATCCCTGGCTTCAGGGATGGTTAGACGGTGACCAGCAACAGTTTCAGCCCACTCTAGGTCTAGAGCGGAGATGGCATACGCACCCATAGGATATTCCCCTTGGTTGATATTCGGATCATATACCCTATGGCAAATTATGTCAACCACTTTTTTGAACGCTCTGACGATGCTAGGCTGACCTAGTGGTAGGTATACCCATCAAGCAAGGCTTAGGTCGACGAGAAGCCACCATTTTAACCTAACCCATTGATATGATTAGGTTGTCGGGTAAGCCTAACCCATTGATATGATTAAGTTTTGATGATCTGATGGGGTTGATCCCCAAAAAAGTTTTAGAACCTTGAAAAAATATTTTTCAATCTTTTCAATAGGTTAGCGCTAACCTATTGATTTCATTGGGGTTGACATTTTATCCACCATGGGATATATATGACATATGATGAATGACTGAAGGAACTCATGCAGATCAGCGTACACGGACTACCACCAGGCCTAAATCGGCATGAGGTTGCAGCGGCGGCTAGGTTCTATGCTAGCAATCTTATGTCACCTAGGCTAGTGAAAAATCTTACTGTGTCAATTCAATTTGAAAAGACAGAACACGACGGGTCCTGTCTGGCAGAAGAGTTTGATCGACCAAGAGATTTTACCATCTATCTGAATAAGAAGCATAAGATCCGTAAGGCTCTTATTGCCCTTGCGCATGAGATGGTTCATGTCAAGCAATATGCCACTGGTGAATTGCGTAACTATGTTAAGTCTACATCACTGAATCGTTGGCAGGGTAAGATTGTTGACGATTCTAAGATCAACTACTGGGACAGGCCCTGGGAGATAGAGGCATTCGGACGAGAGTTCGGCCTATATGCCAGGTTTAAGGAGAGCACATATGAAACGAAAGGTTATAAAACGTAACCCTATGGCTAGGGCTCTTGCTCAGCCTCAGTACCGTAAACAGACGGTTAAGAGCAAGAAGTTCTATTCTCGAAAAAAAGTCAAGGTGACAAAAAAACCCTTGACTTTTTTTCTATCTGTGGTATAATGACTTTATAATCTGTGGAGACTGCAAGTGCCCCGTGGAGTTTACGAACGCAAGCCTCGGAAGCCCAAGACCGCTAAAGAGGTTGTCAAGCCGACCAAGGTGAAAAAGACCAAGGTTGCTAAGACCAGCAAGACCGATAAGGTTAGGAAGGTTAAGGAACCTAAGGTTAAGGTTGCTAAGACCGATAAGGTTAAGATCATTAAGGAACCTAAGATCAAGTCGGTGAAGGAAACCAAGACCGAGGATAAGGTCTCGGAGATTCCAGCATTTCCGGTTCAGGTTACTCGTTCTTGGCTGCAACCGCTTCCGTATCCTGATGGTATTGAATTGGTCGAGCTTAAGGATATTACACCCGAACTTCGTGCATCGGTATCGGTTTTTCATGAAGACGGCGTGGTTCAGTTTGCCCGTATGATGTTCCGAAAGTACGGTATTACTAAGTTTACTAAGGCTACTTATAAGGGTGGTAAGTATTACTTCTTTTATGAAGAGCCGAAGTTGGCTAGGCGCAAGTAAACATGAGCAAGGACCACTTGTATTATCTTAATACCCTTGAAAAGCTTGCTATGGCTTCTGAGGGCGCAGCCAATGCTAAACTAGCAGCATGTATTGTATCAAAAAATCAAGTGGTAAGTTTTGGTTTCAATCGACTTAAATCTCATCCGTTTCAAAAACGGTTTGGTAAGAACGCCGATGCTATTTTTCTACATGCAGAAACGGATGCTATTCTGAATGCATTGAAGTGTGTTGATGTAGATGATTTGAAAAAGTCGACTCTGTATATTTGTCGAGTCAAGAAGATTAATAAGAAGTTTTGTTGGGGTCTGGCTAAGCCTTGTGAGGGTTGCACCAGAGCAATTGCTACATTCAATATACGAAACGTGATTTATACTGATGATGAATGCTTCAAAACTCTATAAGATATGAAAACAAGGAGTGAACTATGATTCGTACTGATTCTTATGTAACTACTATTTTTCCTGATACTGAAGGTGGTCTAGAACTTCGTATTGTTCGTAATACGGTTTCTAAGATCAACAAGAAACTTAAAGCTGAAGGAAGTACTAAACGTTTTCGTGTAATGGTTCGTGGTCGTCTTGGTGCATACAATCCTTATGCACTGCACTATCGGCGTGGTGGTAAATATTGGCGCCCATCATCAATTGATATCCAACCTGAACACGCAACTAGGTTTGATATCTATATTCATCAATATTATCCTTAATAAGGAACCTTAAATGTATACTCGACGAGATTATCTTTATAAGAGATGCGACCATGATCAGTATTATTCACAGTTCATCACTGATGGTATTATGGCGTTCGTTGAGCGACGGCTTGGTCTAGATGCTATTTTGGATTCAGTAGATGAATGGTTTAATGATATTCCGCTAAAGCGGTGGGACGATTTATCATTTTATATTAAGCCAATGATTGATATACAAACACTTATTAAAACTCAAGAAGGTTGGTCTATGTCAACCGGAGTATGTATTGGAAAACAAGCCGCTAAGATGCTTAGAGAGAAACATACTTGATACTGAAAAGGAGCCGTTTGGCTCCTTTTTTTATTTTTAACCTCTATTAATCAAAGAGAAATTATTTCTATGTGGTTTATAGAAATCTAAAATTATTTGTAGACTATCCATTGGATTGCAATCTCCACAATAAAATGCATCAATGGCTGCATATCCGGTCTCGGGCCAGGTATGTACTGAAATATGAGACTCGGCAAGAACTATAACACCTGTATATCCATGCCCATCACCAAAATGATGCCATCGTTCTGTCATGAAGGTAGTGCCTGCTGCGCCTGCTGCTTTTTTAAGTGCTTCTGCTGCTTCATCCATATTCCAAAAAGGAAGAGCGCCTGAAGCGCCCCAAAGATCTAAAATTAGATGTCTACCCATACGTTCCATTTTTTCATTCCCAATAAAAGATGGGTTATTTATATATTTGATATTTTGGTCCGGGTGGAGAATATCGAAATCTCGGCCTCTGGTTCCCAAAACCAGCGCTCTTCCTCTGAGCTACGCCCAGTTAGCTTTTAAGTTCTTTAATTCTTTTTGTCAAATAATTTCTTACAATGACTAATTCTTCATCAATTTGATCAATTGAAAGTATATCTATTGAGTTTAAGATTTCATGTTCAAATGCTGATTTCTTTAGCATGCGAATAGAATAACTCTCACTCATGTTTGATTCCTTTTATGATGGCGGAAGGGGTGGGATTCGAACCCACGGAACTTTTCAGTCCTCTGGTTTTCAAGACCAGCTCAATCGGCCGCTCTGACACCCTTCCATAAAATATTTATATCACAATACTATAATAAGTCAATAAAAAACCCACCGGTTAGGGTGGGTTTTCAATATAAGGCTCTATTATCAGAACTTATAAGCGGCACCGACTGTAATTAGATTAGTACTTCGATCATGCGGTGTACGAGAATTAAATCCTTCAATAAAACGATATCGAGCATCTAGATCAACTCGTTCAGATACTGCAACTCGAAGACCTGCACCAACATTCCATTGAGGAACACCAATACCCTTACGAACTGAACCTAGAGAATCAAAGCCATAACCCATACCGGCTAGTACATATGGTGTAAGTGTTGTACCTGGGATTCGATACTGACCAATTGCATTAGCCATTAGTCGAGTACCACCACCAACACCAGTCTTCCAAGTTTGATCTAGCGTTGCTTCAGCACGTAGAAATCGGTTGAATTGATAACCAGCATTTACACCTGCCGTAACACGATCTCGTTCGCCCATACTAGAACCAACAAAACCACCAATATAAAGACCAGCTTGATCTACATTTGTGGAAACGACAGGCTTGGTTTGTGCCATTGCTGCAGTAGTCATACCAAATAGTACAGCCATAGTAAGTAGAATCTTATTCATATAATTTATCCTTTATTTGCAAATAGTGGAGCTGGGTACGAGATTCGAACTCGTATCTGAGGTTTGGAAGACCACCATAATAGACTTTATACTAACCCAGCAAAAATTTTTAGTCGTAGATACCAGATTCTAGAACGATCTTGCAAATATGTTCAAGACGTTCCAGATGCTCATAGGCACGCCATGGAGTCTTATCGACTGAAACCACACCATGACCTTCAATGCCAACAATATTGTACTTAGTTGTTCCGTCTGGTTGTAGTTCTAGATGTTTAGCAACTGCTTCACCTAGATTCCATGATACTGGTGGCGTATTGCTAATACTAGGAGCAACCATTGTATATCGTGAAATTTCTGGAAATTCATTTCTAAGTTCATGAAGTGGAATATTAGCACGCATTGCAGCAACTGTATAAGTTGAATGCACATGCATAACTACTCGTGTATCCCAATCTTCTGGTAAAACTTGTTGTAATAGAAAATGAAAAGGGAACTCACCGCTTGGTCGAAGATTAGATGAAATATTTGTATATGGTAGTTCTACTGGTGTACGATTTTCACCAAGATTGACTGACAGTTTTTTGAACTGATCTGGATTGAGTGTATGTTTACGCACATCAGTAGGAGAGATATAAAAGTATGGTTGTTCACGATAACGTAGTGATACATTACCATCACGTGAAGTCATTAAACCACGATTATAGGCTTCAACCATTAGATCACAACAAGTCTCTAGCATACTATAAGTCCTTAAGAATAAGTGATATATTGTTGTAGTTCATACATAGCAACAGCGGCAGCAGACGAAACATTTAGTGAACGAATGACACCACGCTGTGGAATATGGAAGCATTGATATTTATTAGCGATACATTCTGGAACACCATTCTGTTCATTACCTAGTACTAGACAAGGTGTTGCAAATGGATCTGTATCGGATAACCATTGATTCATTTGTTTGATATTAACCGATTCTTCAGTCTTTTCAATGACTACAGGAAGAAGATCATGTTTATTAATCATATCATCAAATGCTTCACAAATAGCATTTAAATCTGTGATATCATCAAAATCATGCTTAACAATATCAATATAATGATGAGCACCAACAGTTGATCTAAGGTCATATCTACGTCGACCAAAGATAAAAACACGATTAGCACCAAAGATGTGTGCTGATCGAATACAATTACCAATATTCAGGTCATGCTCTAGGTTCATCAGACAAACATCATAACGAAGTCGAGATTCTTTAGAGACGGCTTTTAGTTCAGAAACATCTAAGTGCTTGTATTCATCATGAACGTTATAGCACATAACAAAAAGGTCTCCATTATATTTGACTTAGAAAATATATTTGGTGGGAGATCAGGGTAACGATCCCTATCAACACAAAGGCCATGGTTTTACAGACCAGTCGGCGTCCTTAGCCGAATACTCTCCCGAAAATGGCAAAGGTGCTAGGATTCAAACCTAGACAAACAGTTTTGGAGACCGTTATGCTATCTTTACATCACACCCTTAAAGATCAGTATTGTGGCAGGTGAGGTATCTCTTCCGGGGCTCGCCGGAAGTTCCCACTCTCCTTTTATGGATTGATCAAATCCACTCTACCATGTATCGCCTGCAGGCCGAGCTAGATAGACTTTACTTACCACAAACTTGGTATCACGGTCGAGAGTCGAACTCGCATTGTCCAGAGTGAAAGTCTGGTTTCCTAGCCAATTAGAAGACCGTGACAAATATTGGTAGTCCTGGACGGGCTCGAACCGCCAACCGCACACCAATCTAGTGTATACGTGAGGTATAAGCTCACCGCTCTACCATTGAGCTACAGGACCATAAAAATAGTTGGCTGGCTAGCCAGGATTCGAACCTGGGACCAAGAGATTAACAATCTCCTGCTCTACCGCTGAGCTACTAACCATTAACTGGTGCCGGCAGAGAGATTCAAACTCCCGACATGTGGTTTACAAAACCACCGCTCTATCAACTGAGCTATACCGGCAAAAATGGAGGAACTAGCCGTATCGCACGGCAATGATATTTAGACTCAGACTAGAGAACTAAATATCTGCATTCTACGCTTGTTCCAAAGTTTTTATTTTTCTAGTTTTAAACCAACCTTGATATATATATTCATTTAAATCAGAAGCTTTACATTTTTTACTACCAAAAAGATCATGGTATATCCAAGTAGTACCATATTGACTATTTGTTTCTCCAAGACCATGATCTTCTTTCAATAAAGTCATTTTTTCTATTGTTTCTTGAGTATGTTTTTTACCTAGAAACTGTTTAGGATTATGATTTATTTCTTTAAGTTTATTTGATATATTTTTAGATATGTTTTGTTTAGTGTCTAAATCTCTATTTTCATGAATACTTTTCATTTTTATAGAGCGAGTTATTTTATATTCTTCAGTATGATTTAAGCCTAAAGTACCGCCAAGATTATTAGTGTTTATATAACCCCAACCACCTTGACCACCAGGACAAAGATTATAACTACTTTCACCTAAAATCACATATCTTTTTTCAGCTTCATTCATTTTTTCTTCAGTATTGAAAGTCTCAAGTATTTCTTTCTCAAAGTTTTCAATACCATGTTTTCTTATAGCTGCTTTTATAAGCTTACCGGAACCCATATAACTATCATTAGGATTATTGGTTTTATGTTTTCCTATATAAAACTTACCATTAATCTTATTAGTTATTTTATAAATAGTGTAGTACATCATATGTGCTAACCCTCTGTTGTGAAATAGTCTTATTGACATTGCTATTTATACAACAGAGGTGCTTATGAGGATCACCTGAGAATCGAACTCAGCATCTTCGGTTTAAAAGACCGAGCCACACACCAGTGAGTGGATGTGATCCATATTTATATCAAAGAATATCTACCAATCGACCAGAGTCACCATCAATACAACGAACACGCTTACCATTAAGTCGATTTTGAACAGACTGCATTGATCGGGTAACTTCACCACTTGTTGACCTACCAAGATGTTCAACACTTTCCCAATTACCGCTATAATCTTGGTATAGGATCACAGCATTTTCAATAATATCATCACTCATTATTTTAGCTCCATTTTGTATAGTCTTTATATCACAAACCAGGATATATGTCAACCAAAAAAGTTAAGGTTCTAAGCCCATATTAAGAAGTTCTTGAACATAAGAAAGTGCGGCATATTTAGCACCATCTAGTGAATAGTACATACCTTTAGCAACAACAGGTTTACCATTCCATCGAATGTAGTAAATGGAATGGTCAGGACGATAAACAATACAGACATCAGTTGTAATCAGATTTAAGATACCTGGTTCAACTAGTATCCATTCTACTGGATCATCTGGATCAAAATCATCCTTATTAAGTTCCATATATAAATTCCTAGTTAAAAGTTACCTTTACCCATGCCACAATCATAGACCCACAATCCCTTTTCAATCCACATTTTACAAAGTCGCTCACGATCTTCAAAGACTGCTTCTGGATTTAAACCATTCTTTCTGATCTCATCTAAAAGTTCGGCTTTTACAATAGTATCGGATCGTCTATCGCCTTCTTGTCTCATATAGAGATGCATGTTATCTCGAAAATAAGGATATACAAATTCGTAGATCCAATCAATAGTCATTCTACGGTATTTATCAGATCGACCAGTACAAAAAATAACAGTGTGGCCTGCTTCAATGAGTGATCGAATGATCAAGATGCTAGGAAGAATAGGCTTGTCTTGATCCATCTTGGAAAAGAATGATTCCCAATCAACTGGCTTGTTATCTAACAGATGGAGACGATGGCTGATATCAGCTACCGTTCCATCAATATCAAAAATAAAATCCATTAGATTCCTACAATAAAGACTAGAGCAATAGCAAAGCACCCGACAATGAAGAGGTCGGTGAAGAGAGCAGCGGCACGGTTATGACCAAGAGCAAGCATTTTTAGTCTCCTTACCGATACGAACGCCGAGTGGAGTCACAGTCATCAAATGAATGCACACCACCATTTATATCAAACCGAATACCCGGCTGATGACTTTCAGGTACTTCTGAACTCAGAAGATACCGATACCCACGGTAGTTGCCAGTTTCATGAAGCACATATTCAAGCACTACAATCATGCCTTCACGTTGATCAGCCGATACCACACTGAATGCAAGGGTATTGTTAATCTGATCCTTGAATGTATCCACACTGAAGGTCTTGCGACCCATGTCAGTCTCCTCTGAAGCCCCATGCCTCATTCATAATCAGAATATATACCACATTGGAAAATATGTCAACCACATTTTTTCGGTCTATCCAAATTTTTTTGAGTGACGTGGACCTGAGCCAACCAGAAACCCAAAAATTTAATCTTTTCAATGGGTTAGGTCAAAATCAAAACCTAATCTTTTCAATTGGTTAGGTCCTGCTAACGTCCCTGGTCGTCCTAAGCCTATCTGGATGGGTATACCATCGGCCTAGGACCGTCTAAGCCATTCTAAGAGACGTTCTTGGCTAACCCATTGAAAAGATTAAGATAAAAAATTTCAAAAAAAATTAAGAAAAAAACCTAATTAAATCAACACATTAAGCCTAACCCATTGATTTCCTTAGGATTGACTTTTAAAACTGGTTGAGGTATATTCTGATTATGGATAAGGGAATGACATGACTAAGCGCTATGCCGTGGTGGTTGAGACCACCCATATCTCTAAGCGACCAACTTTCAAGATCAAGCGATATGACAGTCGATCTGCTGCATTGCTCGAGCTTGATCGCTTGGAAGATAAGTATTGGAACTCGTTTTACAACCGAGTTTATATAGTCGACACGATTAATGAGACTAACGTGCTTCTCCCTACTTAAAACCATAAGGAAACCACTATGAAAAAGATTCTTACTCTTGCTGCTGGACTGCTAGTGTCTGCGTGTGCGGTTGATGTTCAGCCAGGTGTTTACGGCTCGACATACGTTTCGCCTGCACCAATCTATGTTCCTCGCCCTGTTTATGTACCACCTCCAGTTTATTACGCACCCCGCCCGATTTATCGTCCTTATTACTATCGTCGCCATTATTAATGGTTGACATTTGCTAAAATATATGTATAATCAGGTATTGAGGTAAAAGGAATGGTATAGGTTATGAAGTTGCTATTGTGTGTAAAATGTAGTGATGTGTTTAGTCTCAAGACTAGTGGAATGACTACATGTATTTGTGGTCAGACTTCTGGTCGATATACTGATAATCTTAATGCTGAAGTATCTGGTGTTAAAGATAAATTCATGGTATTGGGATTTGATAATTCAAGTCTTATTGAGGCTGTTCATGCACAACTTTTGCTTGGTGACAGTCAGGAGAAAATGATATATGGTCCTAAAGAAGTGACTAAAGGTCGTGACTTTAGAGCATTTATTGTTCCTGACTCGTCATCTACTGTAAAGAGGACTTATATTAATGCAACTTCTGAAGCCTTATATCAATAATATTGGTTCTCATAAGTCTAAAGCTTCGCCCAAACAACTACAAGCAAAAGCAGAGCATGAGGCATGGCTTAAGAAGAATGGTGTTCATCCAGATCAACTTAAGCATAAGCCTAAGAGTAAGATTGCTCTACCTAAGTTCAAGAAAGATACTACACAACTGTCTAATACTATTGTAGATGGCGGTAGAGATAAGTCCATTATGGGTAATCTTTATAAAGAGTCAGAAGCAACTAAGCGTGGTGTTCTTAACAACGTAGCTAGAACTACTCAACTCTACAACAAGGGTGGTTATGGCGTTGCGGTCCCTTCTGATGGAAATATTCTTGGATCTAAATCTCGACGTCTATAAAACCCTTGACTTTTACCTAAATATGTGTTACCTTAAATAAGTCTGATAAAGGAGGTTGTTATGAGTTACACATGTACATATAACGAAGTTCAGCCAACTGATACTGGTTCTGCTAATGGTCGACTAGTTGAAAAGCGCCGTAAGTTTTCTAGCTTTAAAGATGCTGTGGAGTTTTCACGCTCCATTACCAATCGTGCAAATCTACTCGGCAAGCCCATTATTGAGGAGAACAATTGATATGTCTAACCGTAAGATGATTACCAAGTATGATACTGGTTCCAATCGGTGGGTTATGGGATACTATACTGGATGGACATTTGTTACTGTAGCAACATGGAGTGCTGCTGCTTAATATAGAGGGTTCGTTCAACGGTAGGACACTAGACTTTGAATCTGGTTATATAGGTTCGATTCCTATACCCTCTTCCAATTTATTCTTTATGTCTCTCAAGTCTCTCTTTGGCTTGAGAGACATATTTTTTTATGGCTTCGATGCTATTTTTACAAGTCATGTTATTGCTATGTAGTTGAGCTATTAATCTAGCAACTTGTATATCTGTCAAAGTTTTTGTATCTGGAAAACTTCTGATAGTTGGGCAAACATACATAGATTCGGCTGGTACTACAGGGACCAATTTTTCTTTTGTAACTAATTGAACATCTGGATCGCCACAAGCAATTAATAATATAGGAAGACCTAATATTAACTTTTTCATCTGCGTTCTTTCAGTTGTTCAATTGTTTTTCTGATTACTAAAGAACTAGGTCTATCAGACTTTTTTGCATCAGCAGAGTCTAAATAATCAGAAATTGTACCAAGTTGATCATTTAATTTTTGATTTTCAACTTCCAAATCTTTTAAAGCTTGTTCTCTAGATTTATTTAAATCTTCTTGAGCTTTAAGTAAGTCTTCTTTATCTTTAATAGTTTGTTCTAATTGTCGTTGATTGTATTCCATTAAAGCTTCACGCTTAATAGAACGTTTCCACACATAATAAGTTGTAGTAACGGATCCAAATATCATTAATCCGACAATCATATACATCATTATCTTGCTTCCGCCTAGTAAACCAAACATTTATTTTACCTCAAGGATTAAAAGATGTATGTTTTAGAAGAAGAATTTATCAGAATGGCTTCCGAAAAATTTGAATATGGTAACTCTTATGCTCATTTATTGAGTGTTGGTGAAAAGTATAAAGAATCAGGATTAACACCCGTTTATATTTATGACCCTGAAGAAAACAGTGTATATATTACTACAGAAGAGAAAATGAATAATAAGTATAACTGAGTTGCGGATAGTAATTGACAAATCATAATTCAGTGATATAAATATATTTGAGTTGCCTTACGGGACTCAAACTATGAACCTTGCTTTAATAGAAGGAAAACTATAATGACTCTATGGAAAACATATAATTTTGATACTTCAAATATGGACCGCTATTTTGTCGGTGCAGATAAGATTATGAAACAAATGGCAGAAGGTGCAGCATTTATTGCTAACACAGCCATGTCAAACTTTCCCCCTTACAATCTTAAAAAAGTAGAAGATAACAAATATGTTATCGAAATGGCTGTTGCCGGTTTTGGTCAACAAGACATTGAAATTACACTTGAAGATAATAAACTATTGATTAAGGGTAATACAAAGGTAGAATCTGAAGAAAGTGAAAAAGCACAATATTTATATCAAGGCATTGCTGCTCGAAACTTTACTCGTGCTTTCACAATTGCGGATAACGTTGAAATTAAAAATGCAGAATTAATCAACGGAATGTTACGCATTATTTTGGACCATATGGTACCAGAAAAGAAAGTAAAGAAAATTGAAGTTGTAGATAAAGAAACAACTACACAAAAATAAGAAAGAATAATTTATGTTTAATAAACTCTGGAGCCACCCAAAAAGGTGGCTCCTTTCAATTGATGCATATTTTTCAGTATATCATGATCTTGGGAAACTATCTGATAGACAATTAGCAGATATTGGTTTATCAAGAAGTGATATTGAATACTATGCTACAAAAGCATATATCAAAGCAAAAGAAGGCTAATATGATTAATCGTATTTTTGAACTACTAAATATTTACGTCCTTTCAACATCTAATTTAAACTATCTTGATCATGCTTCACATATGGAAGCAAAAAAGATGCGTAGAGAAATTGATAGTAAACAGACACCACACATGATTTAAATAGAGGGAGCGAAAGCTCTCTTTTTATTTTAACAGGAGAATACAATGATTACATTAGAATTACTTCAGTCTATCTTTCCACGTACAAAAGTTAATGTACTAGAAAGTTGTGTAGATGCTTTAGTTACCACATGTGAAAAATTTGAAATCAATACACCTGAAAGAGTAGCTATGTTTTTAGCTCAGATTGGGCATGAATCAGCTGGTCTTAGTGTTATGAAAGAAAATCTAAATTATCGTGCTGATAGACTAGCAGTAGTATTTCCAAAATATTTCCGTGATGTTAATCCAGCAGATTATGCACATAATCAAGAAGCAATAGCAAATAGAGTTTATGCTAATCGTATGGGTAATGGTAATGAAGATTCTGGTGACGGTTATCGTTTCCGTGGGCGTGGGTTTATTCAATTAACCGGTCATAATAATTATTCTTCATTTGCAAATGATATGGGCATGGATATTGATGAAGCTGTTGATTATTTGGAAACAGTAGAAGGTGCTGCAATGTCTGCTGGTTGGTTCTGGAATAAAAACAATCTCAATCAATGGGCTGATAATTCTGATATTGTTACTGTTACAAAAAAGATTAATGGTGGAACACATGGTCTACAAGAACGTGAACATCTATTCCATCAAGGTATGAATTTGCTTGGTTGACAGAGTTACTATCCTAGTATATTATGATTAAGTTGAATCAGGAGAGTATCTATGTCTTCATTTTACACGAATGTATTTGTTCGTGGTGATAGAGTATTTGTTCGTGGTTATAAAGATGGGCGCCGGTTTTCAGACATTGTAAACTATAAGCCATATATGTTTATTCCTGCTCGTCGAGATTCTAAAACTGAATTTAGAACACTCGACGGTAGGTCTGTTGAAAAATTATCTTTTGATTCTATTAAAGATGCCAAAGACTTCATGCAACGTTATGAAGACGTTGATAACATGGAAGTCTTTGGCTTGAATAATTTTGCTTATCTGTATATCTATGATAATTATCGTGGTGAAGTACAATACGATTCAAGTAAAATTAATGTAATCTCGCTAGATATTGAAACCAATACTGGCAACAAATATACTGTATTAAATAATAAAATGGTCAAAATACGTAAAAAATCAACATAGTATGGATATTCAAACAGATAAAAGTATAAATATAGACATTGAAACAGATAAATGGAGTGTTCAATGTTTAAACTTGGATTTTATACTAATATCTATTATTCTATTATAGAAAAAGCAAAAACACGTATTAAAGAACCAAATGCATATTATGAAAATCATCATATTATACCTGTATCATTTGGTGGATCAAACAAAAAAGATAATCTTGTTAGTTTAATCGCCAGAGAGCATTTTATATGTCATTATTTACTAACAAAAATAACAATAGATGAAGCGCTCAAAAGGAAAATGATGTGGGCTTTTTTTATGATGTGTGTAGATCCTGTTAAAGGCTCTGATGAAAGAAAAAAATCTGCTAATTATGAATTAGCTAGAAAGATATTTTCAGAAAATCATCCGACAAAAAATAAAGATGTTGTAGAAAAAATAAAAAAATCTAGTATTCAATATTATCAATCAGATACTTATCTTGATAAAAGAAAAGAACAAGTAAAGCAAACGTTATGTAAATGCGGATGTAATACAATTATTGATTATTATGGAGAAAATATACCAAAATTTGTTAATAGAAAACATTATAATAACTATCAAAAAAGTGAAAATGCACCTAAAGTAACTGAAGAAACTAGAAATAAACAATCAAAAAAAGCAAAAGAAAATATTTTAAAATTAACTGATCAACAGCGAAAGGAAAGATTAAAAAAATCATGTTTATCATGCGATCAGGAAAAAAGAGGTAATAGTATATCAAAAGGTAAAAAAGATAAAAAAACAAATCAACAAAATATTATGGGTGAGAAATATGCTACAATGACTGATGATGAGTTTTATACCTTTATAAACTCAAAAGATAGACCTAATCATATTAAAACTAGAATGATTAATCTTAGGAATAAGTATGTACGATGTGTTTGAAATTAATTTAAACGATCTATCATCATATAAAGATGACTGTGAGGTATTTGACGAGGAAAAGCAAAAATGGGTTAGTATTCCTTCTTCTTGTTATATGCAAACTGGCGGATTTCCAAATATTGAAACGGCAGATAAAGAAATTACTGCTATTACTATTTCACGTCGTGGTGAAAAAGTAGTATTTGGTCTAAAGCCATATAAGCCAAAAGAAGACAATATCACTTATCTTCTTTGTAAAGATGAGTATGAACTACTAGAAAAATTCCTCCATGTTTGGCAATCTGGTCGTTTTCTACCAGATGTATTGACTGGTTGGAATATTGAGTTCTTTGATATTCCTTATATTGTGAATCGTATCAAAAATGTATTGGGTAATGAACAAGCCAAGAAACTATCTCCATGGGGTATTCTTGAGGAACGCAAGATTGAAATCCATGGTAGGGAAAATACAACTTACACTCCTGCTGGTATTAATGTACTAGATTATCTACAACTATACAAGAAATTTTCATTTAGTAATGAGGAAAGCTATAAACTAGATAATATTGCAGAAGTAGTTCTAGGTGAAAAGAAGGTTGATTATAAGGCTCAAGGATATGCATCGCTTGATGATCTATATCAACGGAATCCTGAAATGTTTTTTGATTATAACGTGCAAGATGTAGCACTGATTGATCGGTTTGAGGAAAAACTAGGTTTCATTGAACTTGTCATGGCATTTGCGTATGATGCTAAGGTAAACTATGCTGATACTATGGCAACTGTGAAGCCTTGGGATATTATTGTACATAACTATCTTCTTGATCGTTGTATTGTAATTCCTCAATTTAAAAAGAAAAGCAATGACGAGGCACTCATGGGTGGTTATGTCAAGGAAGTAAAACCTGGTCTTTATCGTTGGGTTGTTTCATTTGACTTGACTTCACTATATCCACATCTTATTATTCATTATAATATTTCACCCGAAACAAAAATCGGGCGTGAACAAAATTGGCCTCAACTAAAGTCACTTATTGATGGATATGCAGTTGTAGAAGATGATGGTTATTCATCTGCTGCAAATGGTGTAAAGTTTTCAAAAGATCGTCAAGGCTTTGCACCAGCACTCATGGAACGTATGTTTAATGATCGTGCAGAATACAAGAAAAAGATGCTTGAGTCCAAAAAGAAACTTGAAACATTATCTGAGAATGACCCAAATCGTAAACAATATATCAATGATGTAGCACGATATCACAATCTACAACTTGCTAAGAAAATTCAATTAAACTCTTTTTACGGCGCTCTATCTAATCAATATTTCCGTTGGTTTGATTTTGATATGGCTGAAGCAATTACTTCATCAGGCCAGCTTACTATTCAATGGGCAGAACGATATATCAATACCTATATGAATAAGCTTCTAAAAACTGATGGTAAAGATTATATTGTTGCTTCCGATACAGACTCACTTTATATTAATATGGATCCGCTTGTTACTGAATTAGGTATTGATGATCCTTTAAAGATTGTTGATGCACTAGATAAATTCTGTGATACAAAAGTTCAGAATGTTATTAAAAAAGCATTTACCGATTTAGCAAACTATATGCATTCATATGATCAAAAGATGTTTATGAAGCGTGAAACAATTGCAGACAAAGCAATTTGGAAAGGTGCTAAAAACTATATTATGAATGCCTGGAATATTGAGGGTGTTCAGTTCTCTGAACCACAACTCAAGATTCAGGGTATTGAGGCAGTTCGATCTTCTACACCAAAAGTGTGTCGATCAAATATTAAAAAGTCTTTATCTATTATCATGAATAAAGATGAGGAAACACTTCAGAAGTTTATTGCTGATTTTAAACATGAATTTATGAAACTTGGTTTTGAGGAGGTTGCTTTTCCACGAGGTATGAAAGGTATGGACAAATATAAAGATCGTCATTCAATTTATACAAAGGGAACACCAATTCATGTTCGTGGTGCTTTACTTTATAATGATCTAATAATTAAAAAAGGTCTACAGGACAAATATCAGTTGATTGGCGATGGTGATAAGATTCGGTTTTCTTATTTGACATTACCAAATCCTATTCGTGAACATGTTATTTCTGCGCCAGATGAATTACCACTAGAACTTAACTTCGACAAATATATTGATTATGAAACACAATTTCAAAAAACATTTCTAGATCCTATCAAGGCTATTCTAGATGTTATTGGATGGGATACTGAAAAACGTTCAACACTTGAAGGGTTTTTTAGTTAATGGCCAAATATGATTATGGTGGTGGATGCCCGTGTGGACTACAAAAAGAATGTGAACCTGGCTGTGAATATTACAATAGAGAGCTTAATAAAATGAAACAAGAAGATGATTTTGGCTTTACATTTGCAGATTCAACCGAACTATCAGCAGAAGTAGATACTGCTACCGAAAAACTTGAGAAACTTCGAGCAATGATACTACCATTTCTGAATAATCTCAAAAAGAATCCAGAGAAAGATATGATTAAATGGAATGGTTCTGATCGAGTAAAGAAGATTGATGACTTTATAGTGAGGATCAATCAACTTGTTGACAACTGACAGTAATATTGTATAATAATTAATATTTGCTTATATATAATAATGAGGACTTAATTATGTAACAGGAGATTAAATTATGCCCAGAACCCCAAAGTCATTAACTGAACACAATACACAATCACAAAGACTACTTGTTGTGGAAAATATTATTCCAGAAGCTAATTTTGAGTTAGAAGGACCAGTTGATACAGCAATTGAAAAACTTTCAGAATGGTTACAGTTGTATGGTACTGATCTTCGTTTAGTTTGGCGTATTAATCCAATGACTAAAACCTATACACTACAACTAGTAAAACATCGACTAGAAACTCAAGAAGAGGCATCTCGGCGCCATATTGATGATGAAAATATTAAAATCCAAAAAATGGCTCAATATTTGAGGCTTAAACAAGAACTTGAAAGTGGAAATAAGGTATATTATGAGTAATAAACTACTAGATAAACTGATGGCTACTGGCTCTATTAAGAATTCTTCTATATTAACAAATTCTTCATTTTTTGCCACAAAAGATAGTATTAAAACTGAACTTCCGATTCTCAATGTTGCTTTTAGTGGCAAACTAGATGGTGGTTTAATTCCTGGTTTGACTATTCTAGCAGGTGAATCTAAATCATTCAAAACTATGCTTGGTTTATATTGTCTTAAAGCATATATGGACAAATATAAAGATGCAGTATGTCTATTTTATGATTCTGAATTTGGTGTAACACCTACTTATGTAAAAAACTTTGGTATTGATGCATCTAGAATTATTCACATTCCAATTGAACATGTCGAGCAACTAAAATTTGATTTAGTGAAACGACTTGAATCTATTAACCGAGGTGATAAAGTCTTTATTTTTGTTGACTCACTTGGCAATCTAGCTTCAAAGAAAGAAGTTGAAGATGCCAATGATGAAAAAAGTGTTGCTGATATGAGTCGAGCAAAAAGTATTCGTTCTCTACTCAGGATCATTACTCCTCATTTGACAATGAAGGATTTACCATGTATTATAGTGAACCATGTATACAAAACCATGGAACTATATTCAAAGAATGTAATTCCTGGTGGTACTGCAGTTACTTATGCAGCAAATCAAATCTTTATTATTACAAAAGCACAAGATAAAGATAATGATAATAACCTTCTAGGTTTTACATTTACTATTAATGTGGAAAAATCTAGATTTGTCAAGGAAAAAAGTAAACTACCTTTCTATGTTTCCTTTAAGGATGGTGTTTACAAGTGGTCTGCCATGCTAGAACTTGCACTAGAAAGTGGACATATTACAAAGACTGGTGCTAAAGCAGGAACTAGATTCTCTATTGTCAATCGAGAAACAGGTGAGGTATCAGAAGAAAAATATAAGGAAAAAAATATTCCTGATGTTTTTTATGAATCTCTTATTGATGATTCTGACTTCAAACAATTCATTGAAAATAAATTCAATTTGGAGAATACAGTCGCCGAAATACTTATTGATGAAG